GGGGATGCACAAATGGTACACCCCCTAGACCAGCCTGTCAAGCCCCTTTAGAGAGTAGGACTTATGGCTCTAGCGCAGTAACACGAGCCTTCAGATCTTCGATTTCAGCCAACGCTTCCTGCAGAGCAGCGGTTAGCAGCGGCACCAGCTTGGACTGGTCGATGCCTTGGTAGACGGGGTTGCCTTCATCGTCGACGGCATCCTTTTCGCCAGCCACACACTCAGGAACAACGGCCTGAGCTTCATGAGCAAGAAAACCATCAACTGTGGTTTCAGGGTCCGCGATAAAGTTAAATCTATGAACCTGAAGTTGGTTGAGGCGATCTGCTGCGCCGGTTAGCGGGACAATGTTTTCCTTTAGGCGGTAGTCAGAAGAAGTGTTGTAAGAAGTAGACGATCCGTTGACGCTAATAGAACCTACCTGACCGTTAGTGTTATGAAAATCAGCTAGATTAGTTGGACCTGCTGACGTTGTGCAAGCAAGTCGCAAGAAATACCTACCTACCGAAGTAGGTATAAAGGCCGAACCGCCAATAGATCCACTGGGTTCACTTGTAACGCCAATATATATTGCACCACCATTTGTAATCCTCATCCGCTCCGTCGGACTGCTCGCTCCATCGGCGGTAGTGGAGAACACTAACCTGCCCGGCATGTCGTTAGTACCGGGAGTGCCGTCTACATAGGCGTGAATATCTGCACCAGCCCTAAAGGTGCTGCCATCCGATCCGTTAAATGTGATTGCGCCAAGTGCGTCGCCGTTATTAACAACAGTATGGCTGCCGACTGTTGAATTGCGGGACAAGCCAAGGTTTAAATAGCCACCGTAGGTCGTCGCGCCAAACACAAACGCAGACATTGCTGCGTTGCTATATGAAGTGCCAGCAATCTGAAACTTATTATCAGAGCTTCCGCCATATCCAACATACGCAGAAGACGTGCCAACTAAAAGCTGCCCACTTGATGTGATGCGGGCGCGTTCACTATCGTTACTAAAAAATTTAACGTTGTTTGTTGAGTAAGCGGAAAGATTGAGGTCGCCGCTATTTGCTTGCAGCAGCGTTGCGTTTGCCTGATACTGGTTAAAAGTAGTGAAACCAGCAGAGTAGGCAATCAACGCCCCTGTTTTGCCTGCCGAATTAACCTTGATAGCCGCAGCTCCTGCTGTGCCACTTGTTGCATTTTCAGCAAGAATAATGTCATCACCAGAGTTTGATGCACGATAAGCATGAAGTAAATTTCCTGGCGAAGTAGTGCCAATCCCTACCAGCCCTCCCGAAGTGATGCGAACTCGCTCGGTGCCGTTAGTTTGAAAATAAATTGGGAAATTGCCTTCAGAACCTATGTAGGCTTCTTCTCCTCCGCCACCTTTAAGGCCAATCGAGAAACGAGCGTAGCTAACAGAATTGCCCAGTAGAATCCTTGACGCGAGCGCTGATGTTGAGATGTCAGATGTTGCGACAATGTTTGTGGCTGCGCCGGAAGTGCTGACATATAGTTTTTCGCTAGGTGAACTAGACCCCAGACCTAAGCGGCCACTGGAGTCCACGCGCATAACTTCACTGGGAGTTACAGCCGCACCGGCCGTCCCGGAAGCCATGGAGAAAAAGCGATGAGCGCCGCCAATCTGTCGATAAAGTGTTGCTGTGGTGCTGCTGATGTATCGCCAATCTGATGGTGAACCTCCGTAGTAGAGATTCGACGCCATCATTGAGTTATCGCTACCATCAAGGCCAGCTAGTGATGCATTTCCAGCTTGGAAAATGCGATCAAATGTATTCCAAGACGAGGCGCTGCCTCCAACGCTTATGCGACCGGCGGAATCAACAAACAACCGCCCAGTGCCACCAGTCGAGATGGCTACTTGGTCTGCGCCGGGGGAATAAATGCCGGTGTTGGTGTCTCCATTGAACGTGATGGCAGGAGTGCCAGCAGCGCCTGCATTGACTTCCAGCGTGTCGTCGATTCTAACATTACCAGTACTGCTAGAGATAGTCCGGTTAAGAACATCAAGGTTACCACCAAGTTGAGGAGTAGCATCCGACGCCACATCAAACGCAATAGAACCAGACGGAATGGTAACAAAGCCAAGCTGTTGATCTACTTCAAAGAAATCACCAACACTGAATTTACCGTTATGATCCGTGATAGCAGTCCAAATAGCACCGTTGTTCAACTCAACACGTTGGTTGGCTTCAACAGGAACACCACCATTCTCAGGAAGGGCGTTATAGTTGGTACCAGAACCGACATACTCCATCGTGTGACCACTAGAAGCAATCATGGAACGAAGGAAGAACTCAGCAGTAGCAGGAGTCGTTACAGCACCATTAAGACCCAGGTTAACACTACGATTAACAGGATCTGGACGGCTAATTGTCACATCCCATCCAGCACCATTAGCAACAGCAGAAAGGATTGGATACTCAACACCATTCAGCTCAACCAGCATGTTGGGTTGAGGACGGGTTGCATCACCATGCCAAGAAGGATCTGCGGTAGGTGCACCAATGGTAAAGGTAGTAGCACCATCAGCAGCATTAGTACTAAGAGCTGCAGTAAAGACCGGATCAACCGAACGACCATCAGCAATCAATGAGTACCGACCAAAGTCAGAAGTTGAAGCAGCAAGGTTAGCCTGACCGCCATTCAGACACTTGATGTGATAATGAGTAAAGAAAGCATAGGAGCTAGTAGCTTGGCAATAACCGTTATTGGTAACAAGAATGGCAGGACCATCAAGACCAACGTGGGTATAGCTATCACAAACAATAGAACGAAGCGGTGAGTTAATGGACGGAACATCACCATCAACAATAATGCCACCACCAGTCGGTGCAGAGTCGGTATCACCAGCAGAACCACCAGCAGGACGGTTAGCATTCAGGTTGCTGTTATCAATCTCACTGTCGGAGAAGTTCGTACAATTTTGAATGTACGGAGATTTGATAATAGTTGCATCATTGTAGAATGCAACGTTCCAACCTTGGTTGGGAGGAAGACCAAACGTAGCATCAGGGTCAATAGAACCCACATCACCACGAGTGCCAGATGCTTTAAGACCAGTAAAGGTCAAGTTAGCAAGGTAAGAACCGCTGTTAACTTCAAACAAGTTATTGGTTTCAGTTGCAGCAGTAGGATGCACCACACAGCTGCGAAGAGCTTGACCAATTACCGAAACATCACGGCGCTTGATTTGAATTGGTGCAACTTCTTGATAGACACCAGGAGCAACTACAACAACTTGTCCATCACCAGTACCGCCAACAGTCAATTGGAAGCCAGAACCAGTACCACCAAGATTGGTGTTACTTGCAGACAAAACATCACCAATTGAATACTCTTGAAGAGTAGCCACACTGGTAACAGTGGCAACAGTAACAACACCACCAACAACAGTAATGTTAGCTTGAAGTCCACTGCCAGAACCTCCAGTCAACGGAACATTGGTGTAAGTTCCAGTCACATAACCGGAACCACCGTTGCTGATTGAAGTAGAAACTTCAGCGTTGATCTGTTCAATAGCAGCTTTAATTGTTTGCTTAGGACGGCTAATACGGTGACCATCGTTAGCATTATCACCATTAGCTGCATCAACATAAACAACTTTAGTTTGGCTGGTAAACGTACCACCAGAACTAATACCAATCCAACCACTACCATTCCAAACAGAAAGAGTCTTATCAGCATCATTCTGGAACCAAGTCTTACCTACTTCCCAGTTAGAACCTGTAGGAGTAGCGGTTTGGACAATGGTATCAAAACGACGAGCAGCAGCACTAGCAGTAAAGATGTTGGTATCTGCCGGAGCCGGAGAACCAGCATTCTGTTCTGCATAGGTAATAATGTCTGCATCTTTAATTCGATCGAAATCAATCGAGTTTGATGCAAGACCAAGGGTGATCGTACCGTCACCATCATTGGTAACAGTGATACCAGTACCATCCGTTGCAATGTCACCAGTAATGGCAGCATCAATCATGTCGTCGATCTTTGCCGTAGTGGCAATCGTCGCGTCATCATTAGCCCAAACTTCAGCACTGGTGACAATATCAGATGCTTTGATACGATCAAGATCTATAAGTCCAGCACCCAAACCAAGGGTAATAGTACCATCGCCATCATTAGTAACGGTAATGCCAGTACCATCGGTGCCAATATCACCAGTGATAGCAGCGTCAATCTTACTATCCACTCGGTTGTCGATAGCAGCAGTCGTTGCAACCGTATCATCGTTATCCGGCCAAACCTCAGCAGAGGTAATGGTCTCAGTAAGTTCATCTTGGAACCGTGCATCAATGGCAGCGGTTGTAGCAATCTGGGAATCAGAGCTGACCCAAGCTTCCGTGCTGTGGATGGTTTGAGTATCGTTATCCCAAGTGTTATTCTTAATTTCTTGAACAGCATAGTTGTTCTGCAAGAAGTCTTCATTCAAGTCCTGAGCACGAATAGCAGAACCAGCAAAGAATGTAGCCTTCAAGCTGTCAACATTAGTATCCCGATAAATTCTAATAGCGACTCCGTTAGCCGGAGCCGTATTAAACAGGACAGTTGTAGCGTTGGCAAGAGTGTATGCAGTTGTCAGAGTGCCATTAAGACTTACCTTAATGTCATCTTCATCAATGTATTGGAAAGTGAATGCATAGGAAGTGGTTGAACCATTCCCTGTATAAGTGTTTTCAGTTACAGCCATTTACGCTAGTAAGTAATTGGGAATGGGTGGATTAGACTATTTGTTTTTCCATTCAAGTATGGAAACACCACGCTGTTGATATGCTTTATCAAGACCTTGTTCGTACTGACGACGCATCACTTCATCACGGTTGCTTAGTTGTACTTCAGCCAATCGCTTAGCACGGTCAAGAGCAACGTCAATCTGGCGATACAGGTTCATCCATTGGTTAGGATCAATACGGGAACCGTTACCACGTTCAGTCTTAATAGATTCACGCCAAGTTTTAGCGTTAGTATCGTGCATGATGCGTTGAAGTTCACGCTTAAAGTAACCTTGTTGACCCATCAAGGAGAACAGCTCAGAACGCTCTTTAGGAGTGTATTCAACACCTTTGGTGCTCTTGTTGAAGCTAGGCCGTGAGTCATATTCAATGTCAAGCAGGAACTGACGTTCAGCAGATTGACCTTCGTACACTTTCATAGGAGACACAGCATTCCATGCCCGTACAAAGAAGTTCTCAGGGTAACCAACTTTAGTACCGTCAATCCAGTCATGTTTATCAGGCAGTGCACCTTTGGAATCAACAACATCCAAGAACTTGTTACGGTTACGAAGAAGTTGAGTGAACTCCATATCCACTTCACGAAGAGAAGGTGCCATAAGGCGGCCCAGTTCATTACGCGCACCGGACAACGGAGCAAGAGAAGAAGCAAAAGAAGCTGCCCAACGATTCAATGCAGCAGGATCACCACGAAGAACATCGTTCATAGGCTCAATACCAGCAAGCATAGACCTGTTGGTAATCGTTGCTCCTAGTAAGAAACCAAGTTTATTGATTGTTGTTGCAAGATCATTCTCAGTAATGGAATCAAAGTTATCCATTACATCGGCAGTCAACGACAGGAAATCAGCGATAGGCCCAAGACCATCGTAACTGTACCATTTACCGTCCCACCCTTTGTAAGTACGAGGTTTCCAGCCAAGCTCTTGACGAACACGGTTACGTTCTTTATCGTAATGACCACTACCACGAAGGTTACCATTAAGGAACATAGCACTTGCTGCAAACATGGTGATAGTACCAATAGCCTTACGACCACGAACTTCTGCACGAAGAGTGTTAAAGGTATCCATCATATTCTCATCAACGGGTAGACCACGCTTGGTGAGAATCTCTTGTACTTCATCAACAGTAAAGTTGCTAAGAGGTTTGTAAGCAATCTCGTTGTATTCCTTAGCAAAGATAGAGATAGGACTGTGCTTATTAGCCATATCCAAAATGTTCACACTCGTGCGTGGAAACATCAGAAACGGCTTCATAGCCGGGTACTGGTTAATAAGGTTAGACAAACCATCAACAGCAGGACTGTCAAGGTTCATAGCAATTTCACGGCTAGCATAATCAACAGCTTTGTTGGTGATCATACCAGTCGAATCAAACATCTCATTGTATTGATCATCCAAAGCTTTCTTCATGCCATCAGCATCAAGCTTTCGACCACCATCAATGAACT